GAGTTTTTGGGCGCGGATTGGGACGACGGTGTCACGGTTGAAGTAGAGGCCGGGTCAACCCGCCCCAACACATCCTCTGAGAAGCTTCAGACGTACATGCAGCTTGCCCAGGTGGGCGCGCTGGACTTCATGGACGAGGCTCAGAAGATCAAGATGCTGGAAGACCTTGGCATGCTGAACATGCGGCCGGGCGTTGAGGAAGACACGAAACATGCTTATAAAGAAAACGCTGAGTTTATGGAATGGGCTAGACAGTCCGCTCAGTCCATATCTGCCATTCCCGATCCTCAGATGCAGGCAATGGCAGGCATGGAGATGGTCCAAACCATGCCCGTTCGTGTCGTCCCCATTGTGGATGACCACGCGGTACACTTCCTGACGCATAGACGGCTGGCGCTGACGGCGGAGTTTAAAGCCCTTCCGCAGCCCATCCAGCAGGCTTGGTATATGCACATGCAGCAGCATCAAGCTGACATGATCCTCTCGAAGGCCATCAAGGGCATGGGAATGCCCCAGGGTGGCGAGAAGGGTGCGGGCGACGGTGAAGGCGGCGGATCAGCCCACGCGGCTCCTACAAGGGAGATGCAGGGCGGGGAGAGCGGGAATGAATCAGGAGGAAGCGAAGGTGGTGGCAAGGGCGATTAAAGACGCCCTGCCCGCCGACATGCGGGATCGACTGAAGGCTATTGACGTAATAACCCGTCTCCACGACGGTATGTGTACGGTTCGGCTGTACATGTACAACAAAGTGGCTGAAGACCCGAAGCCCTACAACTTCGCAGCCAAGGAGCTATGATGGCGACCGACAAGAAGTATAACGACAAGACGACCAAGGTGTTGAAGCCGCTTCACGACATCAAGAAGCCGATTGACAAGAACGGCATCCCGATCCATGTGATGAACGTCCCCGGCGTGAGCCGGTCGGCGGGTACCCCCGGATGGGTCAGTGGCCCGGCCAAGTCGGCGGCTCGTAAGGCAAAGTAATGCCGCGCTACACGAACGACGCTGATGACCTGTACGCTGAGCAGCCGGTAGCTAAGATCAAGAAGCCTGCTGGCAAACTCCCCAAGGATGACCTGGACGAGGAGCTTGAGGAGATCGACAAGGGCACTGTAGCGCCCGACACCCTTTCCAAGGCCCGCCGTGCGATTGGCGGCCAAAAGCTGTCACGTCCGCGCTTTGGCGGCTTTGGAGTAGGTCGATAATGCCCCAATACTTCGAGACGAAAAAGACAAAGCCCCCCAAGGTGGCCGAGCAGCCGTTTGCTCCTATCCCCTCCCTGCCGGGAGAGTTTGGTAAGAAGGTCGAAGCCAAGAAGAAGGGCAAGAAAACCGGTGGGTTTGGAGTCAAGTAATGCCCTGGAACGAAGTGATGGATAAGTGGAAGTCTGGATCGCTGAAGTCGGGCGGCTCCGGGAAGCCCGTGAAGTCACAGAAGCAGGCGGTTGCCATCATGCTTTCCGAGAAGCGGAAGGCGAAGGCTGGCAAGAAAGAGTACAAAGCTACGGGTGGGATGGGGGTTAAGTAATGGCCTACGTCGGTTTCGACAAACTTAAGTCAAAGATCGCGGCTGAGGGTGATGTAAGCAACCCCGGCGCTGTTGCGGCATCAATCGGCCGCAAGAAGTATGGTAAGGCGAAGTTCCAGAAGGCGGCCGCTAAAGGCCAAAAAATGAAGGGGATGAAACCCCGCACTGGCGGCATGTCCGTCAGCTAAAGGAGACTGAAATGGCGAACGGTAGCAAGGCTCAGGGCAAGCAGGAAGTGCGTGCTGGTAGCGATTGCGGTGGGAAGGCTGCCTATCAGAAGGCGGCTGGCCCGGCGTCCTCGAAGCAGGGCGTGTCCGAGAAAGTTAACTACAAGCATCGGTAAGATCAACCCTTAAAGGAGATCAGGTGAATGAGCACTCCTAACGTTATCGTAGGACAGCCGACCCCACAAGAGTCGGCAATGGCCGGTGCAGGCCAGGCGGCAAATCCTTGGGCCGAATACGGACTCAACCCGGACGGTACGCCACTCGCGGCAAAACCCACGCCTCCCGATGCGGAGAAGGCTAGTCTAGAGGCGAAAGTAGCTGCTTTGGAGTCCCAGCTTAGCCAGATTCCTGAAGGCTTCCAAGCCCTCAGCAAGAAGGTTGCGCTGGTGGACAAGCTGGTTGCCGCCCTCAAGGGCGAGGAACAGGCTGCCCCCGAAGCAGGGAAGTTTCAGGAGATTTGGTCCGACCTTAAGAAAGTCGCTGGATCACAGGCTCCTGGTGTCCAGAAGCTTCTGACGTTGCTGGAATCTGACCCTCAGTACTTCGAGCGGTTGGAGAGCGCCAACGCCGCACTGATGTCGCAGCATATCATTGGTGTGAACGAGCGTGCCCATACCCGCGTCGTTGAACTGGCTAAGAAGGCCGGATTCAAGGCGGCGGCAGATGGCGATCTGGCAGAGATGGTGTTCCCGTTCGAGCAGTCCATGACCATGATGATTAATGCCAACCCGGAGTTGCGGCGGGCGTTCCTCTCTGGTGACGTGACTGTTGTGGACGACATTTTTAACCGGCTGATTCGCCCGCATGTGGCGTCACGGCTCCAGGCTAAGAAGGCGAAAGCCGACTCAGCTTTTGGTACCCCGAAGGCGACACCGCGTGGCGCAGCTACCCCCGCTCCCCAGGGAGAGGAACAGGTTGCAAAACCGAACCTCCGTACCCCTA